TACATTTACTTGAATACTACTGTTTGAGTTACCATCAGAAAATACAGAACTTATTGCATTACCATCTTGGTCATGAAAAGTTAATCCACCAATGTAAAAGTTTGAGTTGCCTGGAGTAATGATGATCGCATCAGTGCCATCAGCTGCTCCTCCTGCATAAACAAATCTAAACACAGATCCAGCCACTGGTGCTGGTAATGTGTATGTATTATCTTGACTTCCATCTGGAACAAGTAAAATTCTTCCGCTGTGTGTAGCGTTTGTAAGAGTTACGTTTCCATCAGAAAGACTTACTGGTCCATCACCAAATGTTGCTATTTCAGTGATTGCTCCAGTAGAAGTATTTTTGCTTACAGTTTTAACTGTGCTTTCAGATCTAAGAGGACCTGTAAAAGTTGTATTAGCCATTTTTAATCTCCTTGGTCATATAGACCTTTTGTCATACAGTCTCTATATCGTCTTCCTAGCAAGTCTGTATAACTAATTAATACTAGGTAGGAGGGGGATAACCCCCCTCCTTTGTTAATTTACGCTCCTGGTGATCCGAAGATACCTCTCCAGTCAGAGAACCCAAATGAGTATCTCTCTCTAGCTTTGTATCTAACATTACCAGTATCGAAGTCGCCTTCCATCGCAGTTCGAATAGGAGCTCTAGTGAACATTTTCAGTCCATTAGGAGCATCTGTTTTAATGAAGAACGCGTCAGTATCAGTTAGGAAGTTGTTTACCACGTAACCTTGTGGTACCATTCCCATTGATCTGTGTGCGTTGATATCATTATCAGCAGTTCCTGTTCTACCTGGAGATTTCATTAACCTTTCAGCAACAAACTGAAGGTTGACAGGTATAATCATTTTCATACCTCTAAGAGCAATTTTCATTCCTCTTTCATCCTTCATGTCAGCGATATCAATTAACATCTGCTCAAGCGAAGTTTCGTTTAAGTCAGCTGCAGTCGATAGCTCGTTCTTTTGCGTTCCACTAAGTGTTGGGTGATCAGTAGCGCAAAGCTCCTTATCATCACCACCAAGGAAAGAACTGTTGAACGCTCTGTTAAGAACGTTAGCAGCCTTAATTTGCTTAGTGTTAGCCATAGATCTTGCTAAAGCTTTTGTGTATCTTGTGCTGATTTTGTCGTAGAGGTTATCCTCTACAGCTTCTTCAGTTAATGAGAAAGCCAAAGCGATTGTTTCGTGTGAGTAGCGTGCAGTGAAAGTTTCTTGTGCTGATTCATATACAACACCAGATCCTTCCGGTTTTACTTCTGCGTTGCCAAACCCACCTAGCATCACTTCTTCTTCAAAAGCACGATCAGAATTTTCTAAATCGAAAATTTCTGTGTGCTGGTTTTCGTATCGGTCATATTCTAATCCGAACAAGGCATTCAAGCCAGGTTCGAGTTCTTTGACCAATTGCATTCTTGAAATTGCCATTATATCTCTCCTCTAGCTATTATGTTCCAGTGATACCTGTGCCTAATTTAACGTGTTCGTTAAACATAACGTACCAGTTAGCATTAGCACTTGAAGCATCATCGTTTTCTGGATCTTTCGTAATCCCAATGATTTTGACCTGTAAGCCAGCTGTAGTAGCTTCTGTTGAGTCGTCTATCTCGTTTTTAGATAGGCCGTTAACAGTGCTGCCTGCAGTTAGAACAGTATCAGTATTTTTACCGATGTCTGTTTTAGCTATTGTGCCATCACATTGAGCTTCAAAAAGCATGTACGGATCATCATAGATATACGCGTCAATATTAGTTGAACCAGAGATCGAACCTGCAGAGGTTACGTTTATGCTCCCTGGATAATAATTTGAGTAAGTTGGCTTTTTGCTAGTAGGGTCAATGTAGAAACAACCATTGAATACACCAAGAATAGTTGCGCCTGAAGCAGTTCCTTTAATAACGTAACCGCCAGACTGTAACACGTGATCTCCTTTAAAGATCGCTGTGCCATAGTTATCCTCAATAGTGTACATAGTTGTACCCATATTTTGAACACCACTACCGACTTTGCCAATTGGTCTTAACCCAAATGCTGCGTCAATATTAGCCATGATTTTATCCTCATAGTAATTTGTTACAACACACTCACCACGAGTGTGTCATTGTTTTGTAACTTATGGAGAAAAAAACTAGTTGTCTTTTTTACCGCCACCAAATGTTACGCGAGTTCGCCTGCTTTCATTATGTACAGGCATGCTAGGATGTTGGTCCTTTAAAGGATCGTTTGCAACAGCATCATCTTTATCTTGCGCAACTTGTGCAAAATAATGTTTTCGCTGCTCAACAATCTCATTAGGAATTCTTGCTAGCATCAAACCTCCAACAGCTATAACACCTTCATATCTACCTGAGTCCATTTGTGGCCATTCAGAATTTGGATATTCATCTGCTCTCACAAATTCCCATCCTTCTCTCATTCGTGCAGATACATTTTTTGAATCCATCTGTCCGATTGTTTCGGCCCTAATCCAACGGTGTTTAAATCCGTTAGGTGCAGGTGGTGCATCTAGTTGTGATGGTGGAGTCCATGGTTTCCTTTGCTCGGTTTTAGCTCGGGTTTCTGACTCGCGTGATGGTAGTTTACTTTTTATATTTGTATTCATATGCCTACTCCTTCACGTACTTCGCATATTCGCTTAGCGGCACACCTAATTTTTTTGCAATGGCTACCTGTGACGGTGTGAGTCTCACAGAACCTTTACGCGCCTTTCCCGGTGCTGCTCTGTTAGCAGAGGCAACTGTTTGAGAAGGCGAAACTTGTTGTTCAAATTTATGAGGAAAAGTGTCCCTCATTCTTTTGTCTACTTCACTATAGTATGAATCTGACTGCGGGTCAAATCCTTCTTCCATTAGTTTACGATGAATTGAGAAAGAAGTCAAGGTCATTGGTTCATCTGTACCAAACCATTCGTTCTTTTCAGCCCAATCTTTAGCTTTTGGGTCAGGTTGACGAGGTGGTGCAGGCTGCCTAGGCATAGGTTGCTGGGGCATTTGTGGTTGATTTGGATCAACTCCTTGAGCTTGCATCTCCTGTTGTAGTCTCTCTCTTTGTGCTTTATGCGAAGCTGCACGTTCTTCCTCTATAGACAATCTACTTATTTTAGCTTGCGCTTCCACTTGTTTGTCTACATCACCAAGATCCATGGCTTGTTTTAATTCGTTCTTTGCTTGTGTCATCTGTGCTTCCACACGATCTGCAAACTCAGTTACGTAACCTGTATCTAGTTGATTTGATCTGACTGCTTGAGTTTGTGCTTCTTTCTGCACACCTTGTGCATATTGCACAGCAGCTTGTTCACGTCTTTCAGCTTCTCTTAATCTTTTTGTAAGCTTATCAATTCTTGATTGAACTTTATTACCATAGTCATCCATTTCATCTGAAGATGCTGTCTGTACTTCTGTTTCTACAGCAGGGGTATCTTCGTCTAAATTTATGGTTTTTGCAGTATCTGATATTTCTACATCTACAGGTGATCCAGAATTAGGTAAATCTACCATCTTTTCATCTGCTTCACTCTGTGTTTGCACTTTATTTTCTGCAGGCATATTTTCTCCTGTTTATTTATATTGCAAGATATCCTCTGGGTCTTTTACCACAGCAATTATCTCGTCCTCATTAAGTATCCTAACTTCACCACCCTCTATACCAAAACGTGATCCAGCGTAACGACCAAATATAATCCAGTCATTTTTTTTACACCAAGGTCCGTTTGGATATCTCGTTTCATCTTTGTAAGCGTCTGGTCCAACTTTTAAAACCAAACCCGTTACTGTCGTGTAACCTCTCTCTTCAATAGTTTCATCAGCTAATATTACACCACCTTTTGTTTTACCTTGTCCTTTGTAAGGAAGAACTAATATTCTCCATCCAGTTGGATCTGGTAAACGTTCTAAAACTTTATCTGTGGGTAAATGCTGTATTTCTTTAGTGGCTTCTTCTTGTATTTTTTTAAGAAACCTATTCTCTTTATCTTCAGCTTTTTTATTATTTTCGTCAGCCTCAACTGCGAGGTCTTTTTCTTCTAACGCAAATTTGCGTTTAGGTATTATTGTCGCCATCTTCGTCCTCATCTTTCTGCAGGTCTTGTACTTCCTGTTCTATTATTGTGTAAGCTTTGTGCTCACCAACAGCTTTCATATACTCATCAAAGCTCGGTAAACCCGTTGCTATTACATCTTTTAGTTCTTCTTTGCGCGATCTAATCTTTTTTAAGACGAGATAAATCGCGTTTTCATCTCTCATTAATAAAGTCTATATACTAACAATTCCATTTACGCAAAGATTTATTTATCCTAGAGTTTGGATCTCTAGCTGTCTTTGCACTTGTTCTTCTCTTCTTCATTCCTTCCATTCTAGCACAAAACGATTTACGACGTTTTGCAGCTTTGGAACCTTTTTTTAATTTTGATGGTTTTGTTGTTACAGCAGTTTTTAATTTAGAACCAGGGTTAGCTGCACGATAAGATGCAACACCTTTTTTATTTAATCCTCCAGAAGGATTCTTACCTGCTTTTCTTTGCCATGCTGCTGTTTTAGCCATTACTTTATTTTAAAACTAGGAAATTCTTTCACTCTACCCGCATAGTAGCTTCTGTAACTAGGGTTTGATAGTTTAACACCATCATAAGATCCAGATATGTTAGGTCCAATATAACCACCTACAGATTTTTTTATTGTTGCAACGTTAGATGGTTTAGGGCCAGCGTTACTTGCTTTTTGTTTTCTTGCAACAGCAGAAGCTTTCTGCCCTTTGCTCATAGCTCTAGCTTTTGCTATTGGTACACACTTTGGATATTTGCTTCTTTTTTCTTTACCGGATCTACCACATTTAGGATATGACCCATCTGATTTTTTATTAGCTATATCTACCCAGTTTTCGTCTACCCAGGATCTTAAACCTTTTTTTGCCATTACGCTTTCTTTGTTACCTTACGTCTATTTTCCATTACTGCACCACACCCTTTTGCAATGCCACCCTGTTCATAGTTTGACACTCTTTTTCTTTTTTGCGATACGTTGTTGGACATTAAACCTCCAGCAGCTTTTTTCTTTTTCTTGCCACCAGGTGTAACCTTACCAGAGCATACAGCACTAGCATACATATTTGCATATGCGCTTGGATAAACTTTAAATTTACGTTTTGCTGCAGCCTTACCTCTAGGACATAACTTACCCATTATGATCTCGCTGTTTTTTTCGCTCTTGCAAAAGCACCAGCTTTAGGTGCACCCTTTGCACCTTTCTTTCTCATTTTTTCACCACGTGCTCTTTTAGCGTGTATGTTTGCGTACAATCCTGGAGAACCCCCACCTGCCATTTTTTGTTTTGCACCTTTTTTAGCACCAGCAATTCTATCTGCTTGTGTAGGATTAGGATTGTTGTCTATGCCTGCTTTTACAGAAAGCATGCCGAAACTAGATTTTTTACCGTTTGCTTTCTTGGCTTTTTTCTTCATTACTTTTTTCTTTGGCTTCATCATTTTTTAACTAAGCTCCCTCCAAAATATAATCCTACGATAGCTGACATTAAGTGCGTATCCATAGGTGTGATTACAACGCCTGCATACTG